CTGACTCTTTCTTTGCTAGTGTTTATCCTACTATTACTTCTGGTAAAAGCACTAAAGTAATAATGGTTTCAACCCCTCACGGGATGAACCACTTCTATAGATATTGGCACGATGCAGAAAGAGGGAAAAATGAATACGTACCCACTGATGTTCATTGGTCAGAAGTTCCTGGTAGAGATGAGGTATGGAAAGAACAAACTATTTCTAACACATCAGAACAGCAGTTTAAGATTGAGTTTGAGTGTGAGTTTTTAGGATCTGTTGATACTCTTATTTCTCCAAGTAAGTTGAGGAGTATGATATATCAACAACCAGAAAAGACAAGTGCTGGATTGGATGTATATGTAGATCCCCAAAAGGATCATGATTATGTTATATCTGTTGACGTTGCAAGAGGAGTAGGGAAAGACTACTCTGCATTTGTAGTAGTTGATATTACAGAGTTCCCTCATTCTGTGGTTGCAAAGTATAGAAATAATGATATCAAACCAATGCTTTTCCCAAGTGTCATTAATGATGTTGGTAAAAGTTATAATGATGCATTTGTTTTATGTGAAGTAAATGATGTAGGAGATCAGGTTGCTGCCATATTAAACTATGATTTAGAATATAAAAATCTTCTTATGTGTTCTATGAGAGGAAGAGCAGGGCAAGTTGTTGGTCAAGGATTCTCTGGTAAGAAAACACAACTTGGTCTTAAAATGTCAAAGACAGTTAAGAAGGTAGGTTCTCTTAACTTGAAAACTTTAATAGAATCTGATAAACTACTTTCATGTGATTATGATATAATGAGTGAGTTGACAACCTTTATCCAGAAGGGCAACTCATTTGAGGCAGAAGAAGGTTGTAATGATGACCTTGCTATGTGTCTTGTCATATATGCATGGTTGGTTGCTCAAGATTACTTTAAGGAACTTACTGATCAAGATGTAAGGAAAAGATTGTATGATGAGCAAAAGAATCAGATTGAACAAGATATGGCTCCGTTTGGATTCATGTCAGATGGATTAGATGATATGGAGAGTTTTGTAGATGACCAAGGAGATAGATGGCATACTGATGAATATGGAGATCGTTCTTACATGTGGGAGTATATGTAATGGAATTAACAGAAGAAAACGTAATTAAGGTTCTAGAAGAACTCATACCTTATATTGAGGCAGATGGGGGATATCTTCAACTTGTAGATATAGAAGAGGAAACTGGATATGTCAAAGTAAAACTGGGTGGTGCATGTGAAACGTGTGCTATGAGTACTATGACATTGAAGCAAGGAATAGAAAGTAAGTTAATGCATGAAATACCTGATGTGGTAGCAGTCATTCAAGTATTATAGTTCATTCATTGTTTCCCCTCCGAAAATACCCTTTTTAATAAATATTTTCAGATAAAAGATAAACTCGGAGAAAAAGAACATGGCGACTCCTCAATTATCTCCTGGTGTATTAACCAGGGAGGTTGACTTAACAGTAGGAAGAGCTGAGAATGTATTAGATAACATTGGAGCAATTGCGGGACCATTTGCAATTGGACCAGTTGATGAGGCAACAGACATTTCTACAGAACAAGATCTTATTAGTGTTTTTGGAGAACCAAAAAGCACTGATGCCCAGTACGAATACTGGATGGCAGCATCATCTTATCTTTCTTATGGAGGAGTCCTTAAGGTTGTAAGAACTGCTGGTTCAACTTTAGCAAATGCAAATGCAGGTGTTAATGCCGCTAGTGCTACAATGACTGGTGCTGGTAGAATCGACAATTATGACGATTATATCCAAAATCATGCAGAAGCAACAGATTTTACTTTTGCTGCAAAGAATCCTGGTTCTTGGGCAAACAATCTAAAGGTTTGTGTTATTGATGACGCAGCAGACCAAACACTTACTTTAGCATCTATTGGTGCTGCTACAGTTGGTATGGCGGTTACTACTAGACTTGAGGCAGTTGAAATTCCTGGAGTTGGAAGTACATCAGACTTCACAGGATATCTTAAGTCAATCATTACTTCTGTTAACACAACTACTAAAGTAGTGGATGTTAAGATTGTATCAAGGGTTGCAGAAGACGGAACAGAAACAAAAATAGATTACGCAGAAGGAACTGATTATGCATCTTTTACTGCTGCTGATCAAGTATATGTTATTAATAACAGTGGAACTAAAGTTGGTAGTGTAGCAGCAGCAAATACAGTTGTTGACTGGTATGATCAACAGACTCTTGGATTAACTAACTCAACAGTTTATTGGAAGTCCATTGCAGGTAAGCCAAAGACAAACAAATATTCATTAGATAGAAACGGTAAGAACGACGGAATTCACGTTGTAGTTGTTGATGATTTAGGAGATGTAACAGGCATTCAAGGTCAAATCCTTGAGAAGCATACAAATCTTTCTAAAGCATTAGATGCAGTTTCTGATGTTAATTCACCACAGAAGATCTGGTATGAGCAATTCCTAGCAGATTATTCTGACAACATATATGCTGGATCAAATCCAGGTGGTGCTGCTGATACTTATTGGAATACTACACCATTACCAACTGGATTCTCTTCAGGATTCACGAAGAATACAACTGCACAAGGTCTATGGGGACAAAATGCACAAGGAATAACCTTTAGTGCAATCGGTAAGCAAACTTATACTTTATCTGCTGGTGTTGACTATGCTGCTGGTGGTGGAATGGGTGCTGCATTAGCAGACTTGATTACTTCATACGGTAAGTTCTCTAATAAAGACGAAGTAGAAGTAGATTATCTTATCACTGGTCCTGGTTGTGGAACTAAATCAGAGTCACAAGCAAAGGCAAACTATGTAATTTCATTAGCAAATGAAAGAAAAGACTGTGTTGCAACAATCAGTCCACATAGAGCAGACGTTGTTGGTGTAACAAATGATGATACACAGACAACAAATGTAATTGATTTCTTTAGCACACTATCATCCTCATCTTATGCAGTATTTGATAGTGGATACAAATACATGTATGATAGGTTCAACAATAAGTTCCGTTATGTTCCATGTAACGGAGACATAGCTGGTCTAATGACTCGCACAAATATTGTTGCATATCCTTGGTTCTCACCTGCTGGTCAGCAGCGTGGTATTATTAATAACGCAATTAAACTTGCATATAATCCAGATAAGGCACAAAGAGACAAGCTTTATCCTGCAAGAATTAATTCAGTTATTACGCAACCAGGAATTGGAACACTTCTCTTTGGAGATAAGACAGGACTTGGTTATGCATCTGCATTCGATAGAATTAACGTTCGTCGTTTGTTCCTTACAATTGAGCAAGCACTTGAAAAAGCAGCAGAGGCTCAACTCTTTGAACTCAACGATGAGTTAACAAGAGCAAACTTCCGCAATATTGTGGAACCATATCTACGTGACATTGAGGCAAAGAGAGGACTTTATGGATTCCTCGTTGTTTGTGACACCACAAATAACACACCTGATGTTATTGATAATAATGAATTCCGAGCAGACATCTTCCTGAAGCCTGCGAAGTCTATCAACTTTGTTACTCTTACCTTTGTTGCCACCAGAACTGGTGTTAGCTTCGAGGAAGTAGTAGGTAGAGTTTAATTTTATAATCTAAATATAACAGGAGGATAACCTATCATGGCAACAAGTAGAGACAACAAATCAATCTCTCAATTTAAATCCGCACTTATTGGTGGCGGTGCAAGACCTAATCTGTTTGAGGTAGAGTTAACTACTCTACCTACAGGGATCGCTTGGAATTCAGAGAACTTTAGATTTATGTGCAAAGCAGCAGCATTACCTGCTCAAAATATTGCTCAAATTGATATTCCATTTAGAGGTCGTATTTTTAAAGTCGCTGGAGACAGAACCATTGATACATGGACTGTTACCATTATTAACGATGAGAGTTTTGAATTAAGAAATGCAATGGAACAATGGACAGAAGTAATCGCCAAGTTAGATAATAACTTAGGTGCTACAAGTCCTGATGCGTATATGACAAACGCAAAAGTATTCCAACTAGGTAGAGGAGCTACCAAGTCAAGCACAACCTCTGATGGTACTAGCAATGCTGTTCTTAAAGAGTATGAATTTATTGATATCTTCCCAACATCAGTTAGTGAGATTGCATTAAGCTACGACACAGGTGACACAATTGAGGAGTTTGATGTAGAATTCCAAGTACAGTCACTAAACCTTAATAACGGAGCTGCTGCTCCAAACGGCTGATAAATAGTAAGAAAACATCATAAATTATGGCTAAGTTATTTGGGTTCTCGATAGAGGACACAGAACCACTATCCCCAACGGCAGTCTCTCCCGTTCCTCCTAATCACGAGGACGGGAATGACTACTATATGAGTAGTGGTTTTTTTGGTCAGTCTATAGATCTTGAGGGTGTATATAGAACTGAATTTGATTTGATAAAAAGATATCGTGAAATGGCACTTCATCCTGAAGCGGATAGTGCTATTGAAGATATTGTAAATGAAGCAATTGTTTCAGATACGAATGATCAACCAGTTGAACTTGATTTAGATCATTTAAATGCCAGTGATGGTATTAAAAGAAAGATCAGGGATGAGTTTAAATACATCCTAGATTTAATGGATTTTGATAAAAAGGCACATGAAATTTATAGGAACTGGTATGTTGATGGGAGAATATATTATCATAAAGTGATTGATTTGAAGAATCCTCAAGAGGGTCTTCAAGAAATTCGTTATATTGACGCAATGAAAATGCGTTATGTGAAGAAGAACAAAGAAAACAAAGAAAAAAGATATGTTAATCCTGTCAGAGGAGTTGCTGATAATCCAATGGATTTTGAGTTTCCTCAGACAGAAGAATTCTTTATCTACAATCCTAAAATTAGTTACCCAACAGGTAGCATTAGTGGTAATTCAGCAACTGCTGGAATTAAAATGACAAAGGATTCAATCGCTTATGCAACAAGTGGACTAGTAAACAGAAACAACGGAACAACACTATCATATCTACACAAATCAATTAAGTCACTCAATCAACTTAGAATGATTGAGGATAGTCTGGTTATTTACAGATTATCTCGTGCTCCAGAACGAAGAATTTTTTATATTGATGTTGGAAATCTACCGAAAGTAAAGGCAGAGCAATATCTCCGTGACGTAATGATGAGATATCGTAACAAACTTGTATACGACGCTGGCACAGGAGAGATCCGAGATGACAAAAAGTACATGGCGAT